TGCTCATGTCAGACTCTATTCCAATAGAACTTACTGTAAAAGAAGCCCTCTCGATATCAATATATAGCAAACAGCAATCAGAAGAACTAGAAACCTTCTTTTCTGACTCATATGAAAACTATAACCTCAGTGTTAATATAGAAGCCAAGCCAAAAATCCCTGATATTGAATTGACCATTTCTCCGAAATACACAAATACTTATACAATAAAACGGAAAAATATCAATAAATACTTAATCCTTCCACAAAAATTGGATCAACCCATATATAGATTCCCGGACGAAATACTAAGCAGTATTGAAACAGGTAAGAGAATCTATTTTGAAGAACTACCTGACATTGATAATCTTCAATTGGATGCACTCTATAATTTCTGCTCTGGTAGTAAAGCTATTAGTGGTGTTGGTCCTCTAATCAGATTCTATAACATATTGGTCGATCAACGAGTCATATTGGAGTCAAATCAAGAAATAGCCTTATTCGCAAAACACCTCACTGAAGATGAACTGGAAATGGCTATGTCTATGGATACCCAATATAAAGGTGATAAACTATTCCCTGACTTAGTATTGAGTGATGACTTCAATATCAAATCGTCCATTATGACATTTCTACATGTATTACGAATCAAATATATATTGGAGTATGGTAGAAAGAAAGATGTTGTTCACAAATCTGCTCCTTTCACAACCAAATATGAATCACATATAGAATATGACGGTGTGAGTTATATAACGACTGCTAGATATGGTGAGTTCGAGTTTAAAATGATGGTTAATCAAAAATACTTTGTCATCTCATTCGAAGATATATCAATAATCAATTACCAAAGTCATCTAAATTACTTTGTTACTATTTCAGATACAAAATTAGTTTCATCTCTATTACTATGTTCAAGTGAATATAAGAACACTCATAATCTAATAAAGTTCCTCGAAAGCACATCAATCAAATTGTTGAATGATCAGTCTAAATTAGTGCAGCTTATGTCAAACATAGAAAGCTTATCACTTTATATCATAGATTTATGTGATACTAAATATTGTTCACATATATCCCTTATTGATACCCTAACGAATATAATGAACTCTTTGTCGATTGAGGCCACAGAAGATAGAGTATATCATGTCTGGCGGTACCTAATCACTGGTGTTGGAACATTACCTGTGATTCTTTCAGAGTTGATCGATAGCATGAAGTTGATAAAACTAAAACAATTGGGTACTGTTTCTTCTATACATAAATACTTAGGCATTAGTGAGATAGTATATACAAAGGGTTGGACAAAATACCACAATAGGACAGGAGACCGATATGACACAAATCCCGAATATATGAATCGCTTGAAACTGCTATTCAAATATGAATTTGTTAGGGGCTATTATGACTCCACAGGTGAATTGCCAAAGTTTAAATACGAGAATGATGAGGTAATCAGACTACGCCAATTGGTAAGAGATCAAGGCATCAATGCATTTACATTACTAAGATCACTTAATGAGTGGACTAATATTGAAATATATTCAACTTTAGTACCTTGTCAATTCGATGATGTTACACCACACCTGAAGGATAAAGCATGTACAGTTGATTATTATGATCCTTATAGCGGTTCAGCAGTCAAAGAGTTGATTGCATATTTGGATCAAGAAGATAATAAACCTGATGATATACTGGAGATAATGAGTACATTAGCAGTCAATCAAACACAACGGTCGGGCAGGGACTTCATTGTCACTAATGATAGAGCAGAATTAGATAATTTCATATCCAGTAATACAATAGATCGTTATTTAATGACTACTAGACTTGTTGCTAAGGAGAAAGAACAAAAAGAGGAAGGGAGATACTTTGGTATAGCGCCTTATCGTTTGAAAATTGCATTAAGTAGAATGATGGAATTAGTTAAACGAGCAATAAAATATTTTAGGGACCAGATAATGACACTCACTGATACTGGTAGAAAAAATAAAATCTTTGAAGCTGGTCAAACGTTGATGGAAAAGGATGCCTATTCGCTGATGATTGATATATCAGGTCACAATCAATCTATGACTAAATACAATTGTGCACCACTGTTGGAAATGATAATGGAATTGTATGGCTACACAGGCTATGGTAAGGTCTGTGAAATATTCGAACAAATTCTGATAGTTCAGGAGAATAAGGACCTCGGGACATTTTATGCAACAATAGGTCAAAGTGGTGGGATAGAAGGTTGGATGAATCAGTTGTGGGGCCTACAGAGTGCATTAATCATGAGGTTGTTCACATATGATTATAATTTGAGTGTTGACCACATTTTAACATATTCTGATGACATAAATGCCATAGTAAGGCTGAAAAATGCGAATCCTAACAATCTAATTACATTATTTAAGAATTGCTCTGATTTTTACAAGAAGTTCGGACAGCTTATAAAGATTAGACAAACACAGGTTACAGGATCACGAGTCACTATGTTGAAGAATCATTTCATACATGGGTATCAATCTGAAACAACAATCAAGAGGATATTATCCTTTACAATTATGTCGAGTAAATATTATTATTCAGAACAAGTGGAGTCGGAATCTATAAATGCAACTACTGCCTCATGTTTGGAAAATACAACAATGATATATACAACAATATTCCTGAGGAATTTACTATTAGGATTGATAGGTGTTGCAACATTTAATCGATTCTTACAAACAACAAATGATCAACATTTTAAGGAATTATTGGATAAACGCATATTAGTTCTTCTGAATCAACCTATTGAACTTAAGTCAGTTGTTGACAATTTTTACGAGTACAATAATGGTCAATCATATGAGATCAAACTAGGTGATGATATATATTATATTATCTGTGAAGACGGTGTGGCTAGCGTTAAGGGGAGGGATCTAAAGGATGTTAGTGACGCAAAACGACTACACCTTAATAAGCTATTGATACTATCACAATACAAAAATACACGTGAATCTAGTATTGTAGAATATTTTTTCCGAATAGCCAGAGAACCAAGATCTCC